GCTAAGCCATTTTTATACATTGACTTCGGGCAATCTATATCAGCACTCTCCCCTCTACCACTGATCATCGCCCCACCTGATAGCGGCTGGTTCCGCCAGGCCTGGAGCACCTAGACTGCCTTTACCCTCAACACAACCATGGCATTCAAGCTAGACAAGAAGCCCTATTACAAGTGGCCGGTTGAGTTTGAAGTGCCAACCGATGGCGGTGCTTGGGAGAAGCAAAGTTTCGACGGTCATTTTGCCAGGCTTGGCCAGGAGCGAGTTGAGTATCTTACGCAGGCGTACACTAGAAGGGTCGAAGAACTGAAGGCTGGGATTGAGCTTGACGAAGAGCTGGCGGCTTTGACGCCTAAGTTTATTGCTGGAGAAATCTTAATAGGATGGGACAATATTCTTGATGATGATGGTAACGAAATACCTTGTACGCCAGCAACTAAGGAGCGGGTGCTTGAGGTTGAAACTGTGGCAGCCGCAGTGATTCAGGCATGGTCCGCCAGCCTGCAGGGCAGTGCCGCAAAAAAGCCAACCTCCAAGAAGTCGCGAGGCATTGGCTAAGCGGCGGCCGCAACAAGCTGGCGGATGATGCTGCGGCGCATGGCATTGAGCTGCCAGCCGAACTGCTAGCCGATCAGGATTGTTGGGTATGGCCGGAGAACTGGCCGGCCCTGCTGATGTTTCTGCGGATGGAGACGCAATGGCGAATCGGTCTGAACGGCCGCGAGGGCCTCGACTACCGGGTGCTGGAGTGGCTGTTTAGCCTGTACCCAGCAGACGATCCGCGCCAGCTGTTGGAGGATTTACGGGTGATCGAGACCACGATTCTGGAGGCTGACCGCAATGGCTGAGATGTCGGCCCTGCTGCGGATCATCGCCAGGGCGGAGGGCAAGGAGGCGATTGAGGGGGTTGCTCGGTCACTGGGTAACCTGCAGCGCTCTGGCGCCAACACCACGCGGGCGCTGGAGGGGATCGCCAGCTCAGCCGGCGGCCTGGCGGGCTCCATGCTGTCCTTGGTGCCGCTGCTCAGCGGGGCGGGCCTGGTGGCCCTGACGCAACGGTCTATTGAGACTGGCGACCGGCTGTTGGAACTGAGCCAGCGGACGGGGGTCAGCGTTGAGCGGCTGAGCCAGCTCAGCCAGGCGGCCAGGCTTGGCGGCACCGACATCGGGACGGTCGCCATGGCGCTGCAGCGGATGAGCCGCAGCATGGTGGCCGCCGGTGATGGATCCAAGGCATTGGCCGATCGTCAGGAGGATGCTCAGCAGCGGGCGGTGGATGCAGTCCAGCGCGGAGAACGCGCTCAAACCCAGCTCTTGCGTGAGCAGGCTGACGCCAGGCTGGCGGTGTTGGACCGCGAGAGCGAGGCGCGGCTGAGGGCGATGGGGCGCCGCTACCGACGCGAGGAGCAGCTGCTGAGCGATCGAGCCGACGACCTGCAGGGTCAACAGGAGCGCCAGCTTCAGGCACAGGAAAACGCCGAGACACGGGCGGCGCAACGGCGGTTCGATGCTCAGCGGCGGGCGATCACGGCAGACCGGACCCTGGCAGATGAGGCACGGCAAAACCTGCTGGACGGCTTGCGGGATCAGGAGGAGCAGGCGACCGGGCAGATTCGCGACGCCTATGCGCTGCGGTCGCGAGAGCTGCAGCGGTCACTCAGGGATCAGCGCCAGCAGCAGCAGGACGCGATCGACGACCGGCGGAGCCAGGAGGAGCGGGAGATCCGGGCCTCTGTTGACCAGCGCAAATCTGGCATCAAGGCAGAGACTGACGCTGTAATCGAAGGGCTGAAGGCGCAGGCTCTGGCCAGGATCGAGGCGTTGAAGGGCGGCACTGGCGGCGGCGAGGATATGGAGGGCCTCAACACCAGCAAGGCCGCGAACGCCTACCGAGAGCTGGGGATTGCCGTCCGCGATTCGAGGGGGCAGCTGCGGAGCAGCGGCGATGTGCTGATCGACGTGGCGAACAGGTTCCAGACCATGGCCGATGGCGTGGACAAGGCAGCCCTGGCGCAGCAGCTGTTCGGCCGCGGCGGTGCCCAGCTGATCCCGATGCTCAATGAGGGCGGGGAGGCGATCAACAGGCTCACGGGGATGAGCACGGCGCAAGCCCGCGCCAGCGATGAGCTCAGCGACGCGATGGAGACGCTCCAGATGCGTGTAGGTGGCCTGGGCGGCAAGCTGGCGATTGCCCTCATGCCCTCGCTGGAGGTGGTCACCAACAACCTGATCGGCATGATCGATGCGTTCAACCGACTGGATCCTGGGATGCAGGCGGTCATCGGCTACGGCGCTGCGATCGCGATCGCCTGGGGACCCCTGATGGGCATCATCATCAACACCGCCAAGGTTTTTACCCTGCTACAGGGTGGCATTGCTCTGCTCACTGGCGGCGGTGTTGTGTCTGGTGGCCTGGCTGCACTGGTGGCCATCGTGACTGGCCCGGTCGGAATCATTGCCGCATTGGTGGCCGCAGGTGTCGCGGTCTACGTCTTCAGGGATCAGATTGGCGACGCAATAGCGGGCCTAGGTGATATGTGGATCAACGCTTTTGAAGCTATAATTAACTTCTCGCGTGATATTTTTAATCAGATCATCCAGTCATTCGACAGCGTTGTAAATACGCCATTTGGTATATTTCTAAAGGCGTTGCGTGGTGACTGGGGCGGAGTGCTTATGTCAATGGCGGCTCTTGCGCTGGGGCAGTTCAAGGGCATTGGCGACATGATCGGCAGCCAGCTACGGTCGGCTTTCACGTCTGCCGCTAGCGCAGTGCAAGGTATCTGGAACGGCATGTTACAAGGCATTCGCAACGCAATTAATTCTGTATTTGCTGGAATAAACAAAACTATCAACGATTGGATTAGCGGCATCAACAGCGTTATTCGCGCTATTTCGTCAACGACGCGGGTTAGCCTGCCTCAGGTGCCGCTAGTTAACATCCCCCGCTTTGCGACCGGCGCCTACGTCACCGGCCCGACGATCGCCCAGTTTGGCGAGGGTGGCGAGCCGGAGTACGCGATCCCCTCCAGCAAGATGGCCTCCGCCTCTGCCGCCTATCTGGGCGGGGCTCGTGGTGTTGCCGTCCTGAATGGCTCAGCCCCTGGCGGCGGCCGGCCTGTGGTGAACATCCAGACCGGCCCGGTGATGCAGCAGGCCGACGGCTCACGGTGGGTCAGCCTCGATGATGCCGCCGCCATGGTGCGCCAGGCGGTGGACCAGCTGCGCGGTGAGCTCGCCCAGCCCTCGACCCGTGCGGCGCTGGGGGTGGGATGAGCTACGCCCGTCGGCTGACCCTGCGCCTGTACGAGGGGGCCACCACTCACAAGCGCTGGCAGAACTTCTACCCAGGCATCACCCTGTCTGGCGGGTGGGCTTACCTGCCGTTCGATGCGGAGGGGTTCAACGTGGCCAGCGGCGCCGATCAGGCCACCATGCGGCTGAGCCTGCCAGGTGTCACCGATGTCGCTGCGGTGATCGAGGACGCTCTAGCCCCGCCCCAGTGGCTCGCAGAGGTGCGGCTGCTGGAGCTGGATCAGGCCCCGACCGCAACCGCTCCGCCAGGCAGTGAGATCGAGGTGAGCCGGTTTGTGGGGCAGATCATCGGAGCCGAGGGGCATGAGACCATCACCATCTCCCTGGGGGCGGCGATCACGCCCGTGGGTGCCCAGGTGCCGCCGCGTGTGTTCTCCCCGCGCCTGACGGGCTACTCTCCCCGGCTATGACGGTTCCCCAGCCTGCTGTAGCAGCGCTCACCAGCGGGGCGCGGGAGCAGTTCCTCCGGTCGCTGCTCACCAACCAATCGGCCAGCCTGACGAGCGATCAGACCATGGCCCAGCTGGCGGCGCCTATCCCGCTGGCGTGGGGCCGGCGCGATCTCACCGAGGAGGGCGAGGTCGGCGGCGTCTGGGTGGCCCCGATCGCCACTGAGCTGAGGTTCGAGAACGACGATGTCAACAACCTCACCGCCTATTTCCACCTGGTTCTATCCCAGGGGCAGGTGAGCACGATTCAAGCCGGCGAGTTCTGGCAAGGTGCGCAGCAGCGTGGCGCCATGCAGCAGGCCTACGGCAGCAGGGCCGGTAGTTGGTCGCCAGGCAATGCGCTGCAGCAGCGCTACCGGGTCGAGACTATGACCTACCAGACTGCGGTCAGCGGTCAGCCGTGGACAGGATGGAATACCGCCGCAAACAGAGAGTTTACGATTGAAGAGTTCAACCAGCAGATTCGCGCTTCCATTGCTCTAACGAGTCGTGGTAACTTTGTAACTGAATACAATGTGTTGCCAGTTAAGAGTCAATCTATACAGCCATTCAGTGGATTAAATAGAAATCACATGACTACAATGTACTTTCATACTAAATCAGGCAGATACATGCCTGGCTACAATTACACAGCCAATCCATCTACAGCCGAAAACAGGGTTTCCGTCACCCTGCAAGAAGCTGGCATAGATTGGTTTCTGACTATTTTTGGCGGCGAAGCATTTTATCAGCCAGCATCTAACTATGTACTGCAGATCACTGAAACCAATTCCATACCCTTGCCTCTGCCGCAAATTGCCAACTACTGCGGAACTGGCGGCGGCAGCTACTACGGACTGAGCACAGCGTCATTCAGCTGCTCCTATCCCAGTGGCTCCACTGACTGGCGGCAGCAGGCGTGGGTGTTCCTGCGCGGCGGAGCCGAAGCCCCCCGGCTGATCGACGGCGGCACTGGCCCCAGCCCATGGCTACCGGACCTGGCCCGCTATCTGATGCTGGCGACCGATCGGGTCACCACCGATCAGATCGACACCGACTCCCTCACCCTGGCGGCCCGGTTCAACCGTGCCATGGGCCTGAGGTTCAACGGTGAGATCAGGGCCGCTGTCAACCTGAGGGATTTCCTGAACCGCGTCGCGCCGCTGTTTCTGCTGGAGGTGCAGGACAGAGGCGGCCGGCTGGGCCTGGTGCCCGCCCATCCGGTTAATCCCACCACCTACCGACTCGATACCGACCCGATCACGCCACTGCTGACGCTGAACGAGAGCCACATCGCGCCGGGATCGTTTACTCCTCGGTGGATCGGCGCGTCAGAACGCCAGGCAACAACCCTGATCGTCACCTATCGGGCGCAGCCGGCCAACCAGCCGGCTTACGACCGCGTGATCGAGGTGAGGGCTGA